GGTCCCGGCCTGGACCTGAGCGTGGGTCGCGAGCAGAGCCAGGCCGCGCGCGGCGCCGGTCGCCGCCGGTATGGCGTTGATCTCGCCGCGCACATAACCGGTCGTGGAGATCCGCGTGCTGTTGTCGCCGCCGGACGGCGTCGGTGCGGTCGGCGTCCCCGTCAGCGCCGGCGACGCCAGCGGAGCCTTGGCGGCCAGGGCTGAAACCAGGCCGATGATCTTGTCCATCGCCAACGATGGGATGCGAGCGACGTCGAAAACACCGGAGTTGATGTCCGCCGCGCCGTGTTTGTGACCCACGTCCGCCTTGTCGGCCGGGTTGAAATTTCCGCTGTCCCAAGCCGTCGCGCCCGCAAAGGTCGGGCGGTGGGTGAACCGGGCTACACCGGTGTCGCGCTCGATAAGCAGGGGCGACGACACAAACGCGCCGCTGTCCGTATAGCGCGAGATGGTCCAGTCGGCCCCGGCGTTTGCGCCGGACTCGGCCGTGTTGTTGATCCCCGTCGACCATCGCAGCGAGCCGCCAGTCCTGAAGTTGAGGCGGCGGCCCGAACCGGTCGATCCGTCGAATTCGGCGGAGCCCGTGAACGACGGGCTCACGTTGGACGCCTTGGCGGCAAGGGCGGAAACCAGGCCGGTGATCTTGTCCATCGCCAACGATGGGATGCGAGCGACGTTGAAGACGCCGGAGACGACATCCGCCGCGTCGTGTTTGTGACCCGCATCCGACTTGTCGGCCGGGTTGAAATTCGCGCTGTCCCAAGGCGTCGCCGAACCGAAAAGCGGGCGAGCGCCCAGCCGGACGAGGCCGGTCGCGCGATCGATTGAGAGCGGCGTGGACAGATAGGCGCCGTCATCTGAATAACGCTGAAGGCTCAGATTGCCGCCGTTCGCATCGGGTCCGACAAGCATGGCCCAGCGGTTCACCCCGTCGTGGCGCAGCCACAACGGGGTGCTCTCGGCGGCGGTTCGGTCAAGGATCATCCAGCTGATGGTGGCGGCCGAGGCGGTCAATGTGCCGCCGAAGGTCGGATTGTGCGTCGGGGCCTTGGCGTCCAGGGCGGCGGCCAGGCCGGTGATCTTCTCCATCGCCAGAGCAGGGATACGAGCAACGTTGAAAACGCCGGACGTGACGTCCAGCGCATCGTGTTTGTGATCTGTGTTCGACTTGCCCAGCAAGGCGTCGACCAAGCCGGACACCTTGCTCTGAGGTATGGCGGGCAGGCGGTCGAGGTGCAGTTGACCGCTGTTGATGTCCGATGCGGGGTGGCTGTGGTTCTTGGCGGCCAGGCCGGCGAGTTGATCCGTCAGGCCGGTGATCCATCCGATCGCCAGCTTCGGGATGCGGTCGACGTGGAAGACGCCGGCGTTCACATCGTCGGCGCCATGGGTGTGGTTGCGGTTGGCCTTGGTCGCCAGAGCGTCGGAAAGTCCGTCGATCTCATTTATGACGTGACGGTGGGCCCTGGCCGCAAAGTTCTGGGCCCAGGAGAGCAGGGCCTGCGCAAGGCCCCAGGGCGTGACGGCCAGGTCCTGGCGCTCGCCGGCGACGGTTTCGGCTGCGGTGGCGAGTTCGACCACCCCGAGGCGCGTCGTCGTGGCGGGCGGATTGACGAAGTTGGTGTCGCCGAAGACGAGTTCGGCGTCGATGTCGCGCGCGAACGTGAGGTCGACGGCCTGCAACAGGGTGGTGGCCGGCACCTTTTCCATCATCGGAGTCTCGCCGCTGACAACCGCCAGCAGGACGCCGGTCGAGGCGTAGAGGCCGAACGCGCGCAGGGAATAGGCGTCGGCCGACTCGTCGCGCAGGAAGACATGGATCGTGCGCGGCGAGAGGACTTCGCCGCCGAAGGTCGCCAGTCGCTTGAACTCGCCGGGCAGAGCGGTCAGCGCCTGCTGAACGGCTGCGTCGCCGGCGTGCTGCTGGCTGAGGCCGATATGGCTGATCGTCAGCGCGGCCGTGCCCGTATGGGCCGGATTGGTCAGGGCGGCGAGGCCGGCGTCGGTCAGGATCAGGGTGATGGCGGTCATGGCGGCTTTGCGGTTCGTGGGGCGTCAGTCGTCAGGCGGCGCGAGCGAGTTCGGTGAGGGCGAGGCGGCGATAGGCGGCGGTGCGGGCGGCCCCGACGACGGCGACGGAGCCCCTGGCCGAGATTCCCTGGGTGAAGGTGAACCAGGCGCGCGCGGGCTTGGTCCGGGCGACCTCGTCCATGACCTCTTCCACGAAGCGGCCGGTGGCCGGCGCGCCGTCGGCGCCGTTCAGGGTCAACACCAGGTCGAAGGTGTAGGGTTGGCCCGGCGGGGCCATCTGGTGCCATTCGCGCAGCGAGATGTTCCCGCCGAAGGCCTGGACGACGCGCCGGACCGAGGCGGCCGTGCCCTTGATACGCTGGACCTCGATCGCCTGGGCGACGACGGCGCGCTTCACCGGTTCGGGCCAGTCGTCGTTCCAGGCGTCGATCGACAGGGCGTAGGCGAGCCAGGGCAGAAGATCGATCGGGCAGTTGCGGGCGTTCCACAGCGGCCGCAGGGGCGCGCCGATCTGGTCCAGTCGCCGCGTCAGGATCTCGAGCGCGCGCTCTACCGGCGTAGAGTTGTCCGGCGCGAGGGATTCCAGGTCGTAGCTCATTCGCCCAAACCTGCATGCCGAACGGCGACCCCGGTGCAGCGGGCCGCCTGCAGGCGCGAGACGGCGACGTTGGCCGCCGGCTGGATCAGGTTCACGTCCTGGACGCCTTCGGCCGTCAGGGCGGCGATGATGGCCGCGCGGGTGGGGTCGCGGCCCAGGCGGAAGCATTCGGCGACATAGCGGTTCAGCCGGCTGCGGGCCTCGGCCATGACGATGCCGCTGTCAGGCCCGGCGAAGGTCCAGACGTCCGCCTCGATCGCGTAGTCGATGATCTCCGCCGGGGCGACGATGACCTGGTCGGTGAGGGGGCGGACGGTTTCGGCCGATACGGCCGCTTCGACCTGGGCGAGAAGTTCGGCGTCGGGGACGCCCGTTTCATTGCGCGCCAGGATGGTGACCAGGACGACGCCCGGTGAGGGGCTGGTGGCGCTGGCGTCCAGAACGTCGCCGCTGACGCCCAGGGCGTGGGAGATGTAGGCGCCTTCGGGGCCGGCGACGGAGTAGGCTTCCGGCGCCAGCAGGGCGCGGCGACGTAGATCCTCGTCGAGTTCCATCACCGCCGGCGTATTGGTCGCCGGGTCGGCCGGCTCGAGCTCGAGGCGGGTGACGCCGAGCAGGGCGACCAGGTTGTCGAGATCCGGGCCCACGGCATAGGCGATCGTCACCGCCTTGGCCGCGTCGTTGACGCGCTGGCGCAGGAGGACCTCGCGCCAGGCGAAGATCTCGAGCAGCTTGACGATCGGCTCGCTCTTGAGGCGCAGCGTCTGTTCCAGGGCGTCGGCGGCCGCGGCGTCGTCGTCCCGGAGCAGGGCCACCAGGCGGGCCTTGGATTCCTCGACAATCGCCTCGAACGAGATCGTCTCCACGACGCCGGGAAAGGGCAGTCTGGACAGGTTGACGGCGGTCGCGCCGCTGGCTTGGCCGGCGAAGGTGGACATTCCACGGTTGTCGCCATGGGGAGCCGGGCGCGGCGACGGGGGGCTGTTGTCCCGGCCGCACCGCACAAACGGCGGGCGAGATCAGCGGGCGCGGCGGCCCCAGCCCAGAGCGTCGCCGGCGTGATCGATGAAGCGGTTGAGGATGTCGGCCTCGATCTGGGGGTTGAAGCCCAGCAGGGCGCGTTCGGGATAGTCGATCTCGGGCCCGCCGGGAGCCACGCGATCGCGCAGGCCGTAATGGTGGGTCTGGGCCAGGCGCGAGGCGCGCTCGGTGAATTCGATCCAGGATGACCGCTCGTCGTGGCCGGTCTTGAGATAGCGGCTGGACCGCAGCGAGCGGAACATCTGGGGCGATCGGCGGCGGACGCTGCCCTTCAGGCCGCGCACGGCGCCGCCCTCGGCCGAGCCTTTCGGCGGCAGCCAGTCCACGACGCGATCCTCATGGAAGGTGCGGATGCCCTCGGCCTCGCGATCATAGCCGGTCAGGTATTTGCCGCGCTTCATCCAGCTTCGCATGTCGACCAGGCGCAGCTGGCCGCCGGAGCGGTAGAGGAATCGGACGGGGCGGGTGGCGGCGCGCCGTTCCTTGCGGGGCTTGCGCTTGGGCCAGGGCGAGCCGTCCGGCGCGCGCTGGCTGGCCATGGTGCGTTGGTTGGCGCGGCGGATCATGCCGGCCATGTCGCGCATCAGCTTCTTGCGCGCCGGGGGCTCCAACTGGGTCAGCATGGAGGCGGCGAGGCTATGAAGCGCCTGCAGGTCCTCGGCCATCAGCCGGCGTCAGGGTGGGCTGAGCAGCGCACCAGCACCTGGTCGTCCAGGTAGACGACGTGCAACGGCGGGCCGTCCAGCTGGAAGGCCAGGGGCGGCGGCTCGTCCGCGATGACGAGGTCGTGGCCGCCGTCTGGGCGCGGGGCGAACTGCACGTCCTCGGTCAGCTGCAGGCGGATCAGGACGTCGACCTTGTTGCTGTCGAGAAACTCGATCTCCTGGGTGAAGCCCTGGTCAGACTTGGCCTCATTGGCGATCAGGTCGTGCTGGTGTCGGGCGATCCAGACAAGAAGGGGGATGGTGATCTCTTCCGGTTTACCGGCGAAGTCGAGGAACGACAGGATCAGGGTGTAGCGCCACTGGAACCCCGAGCCAGGCCGGGCGCCGGCGACGGCGCGGACGTCCGAGGCCACCATGTGCAGGCGGTCGGGATTGCGGCGCAGGTCGTGGCGCGCGTCGAGTGCGGCAACCAGGGTCTCGCGCAGATGATCGGGCTTCTTCATTGGCCGCGGCCGAACAGGCGGCGCCAGGGCGATACAGGCGTCT